TCAATATGGTATCTAAGATCTCGAAGAGTCTTATACTCAGTTTCACACCCTTCGATGTAGTAGGGCCAATTTCCGTCTGTCCGTTTCATAATGATTTTAATTTTAAGTCCCGCCGGAACCGCCGGCGTTCGGAGCCTGTCAGCTGTCCCTTTTGGCGCTGCTTCGGCTTTTCTCTTTTTGTACTACAAATATAAGGGTTTTTTGCGGGTGAAGCAAATTTTTAAGCGAAAATATTTGAGGGTGTAACTTATTTTAAGAAATTTAATTAAAGTGTGCAACCGTTTGTATCATAACTCGCTGATTATCAAATATTTAACACAAAAATTTCCAAGGTTAGTATTTTATGCTTAAAACGTCCTGAACCGTTCGTTTTAGAATATTCATCTATTTGATTTTCAGAAACATATAACGGTAGTCTCTGGGCTTATTTTTCGCCGAAGGAGTGCCGGGGGTATTTTTCACGCCGTCCGGCAGCGTGGGGCTTGTGACCACGAAAAATTTTTTTCTCATTTTCCCATCTCTTTCAACAAATTTTTGTCAAAATATTTCCCTTTTCCAAGATAAAAACGTTTGAAAATCTTATAAAGTCAACGATTAAAGAAGTTTTCCAGCCTTGGATGGGGGGAATGGTGGTTAAATTAGGAGTCATCTTCTTGCTTAACAGAAGTCATCTTCTTACCTAATTTGCACAAAATAGTCATTTTATTGGACTAAATAAATAAAAAGTGATTATTTCATATAAAAGTGATAGTTTGAAAAATGAACTATCACTAAAATAATCACCTATTAAGTTATTGATAATCACGTATTTAGATAGTAGGAGTGATAAAGTGATAATAATTTTCAGAAAAGTCTCTCCACGCGCACATATACACACGCACACACACGCACACACATGAATAAGTATAAAAAATTTTCGTCACTTCGTCACTTTGGGCACTTAAATAGCTGAATATCAGACGCTTAGATGAGTGATTATTTTTTTTAGCAACTATCACTTCGTCACGTTTTGATAATATATTGCAATAAAGTGATAATTTTGTGCTAAAAGTGACGAAAAAAGTGACGAAAAGTGACGAAAAAACGAAGGAAAAAACGGGGAAATTTTCGTCACGCATGGGCATGGGGCTTGGGCAACTTCCTTGGAAAACAAGTTTGGGGCAACCTTCTTGGATGTACTCAGCCTTGGATGGAATACCATCTTGGGAACACACCGATGGACGCATTATACATTATATAAGCGAGCGAGATACATTATATAAGCAAGCGAGGAAAGTTTGGGAGGGGGCGCTGTGGTGGGGTAGAGTGTACGCGCTGTGGTGGGGTAGTATGTACCGGAAATATATGTATGCCTTGGAAATTGACAACGCCTTGGGAATAGTCGTGGATCTTTGGAAATAAAAGTTTTTTTTTGGAAAATGTTTGCTTTATGATAAAATGACGTTATATTTGCCGCGTTGATTGTTGGAGGCGATCCGTGGTGCAGCGAGTGAGTGTAAGAGCACGGCAAGAGCAAGCGAGCCGCGTCACTGCACAAGCTTAAACTCGGCACGGTACAAGCTTCCGGCAGTCAGCAGCCACCTTGGAATGTTTAAGTGGAATCCAATGTGGTTGGCAAAGAAGAACCTAATACGATGGTAAACTTGGATTGCGAGTTCAGTGTACTCGTGGAATGTTACGCGGAGTCAAGGTGAAGCAGCAGAGCGGCGGCGGCAAGGTGACAGGGCGGCGAAGTGAAGCGGCAGAGCGGAGAGTCGAAGCAGCAGAGCAGCAAGTCGAAGCAGCGCGTAACAGGGCACACAAAGGCGAGCAATCTTTAGAAGTGGAAAAATAACGTGTTTGTTCATAGCAAGCACATAACCCCAAAAACAAGAAGAGATGATTAAGAAAATGAGCTTTTGTGCGGAAATGACGCAAAAGTTATTGAGTGGAGAAATGTCGAAGATTATCGTTCCTGCGCCGGACTTCAAGGAGCAGTACAAGCGTGTGATCTTGGATAATCGTGTGTACGAGGTTGACAGTTTCAACTTACAAAAAACATTTTGTCGTTTGCCGATACCTTTAGGTTCGGAAGTTGGCATCATGCGCACGCTTTCAGAGTATTACAGAGACGGGAAGCTAAGCGCAAGTGGAAAAGAATTAGAGCTGTTAAAGAAAAGCTTTGCTTGGGGAAACCGCACGGCGATTCCTCATTCTGACCTTAAAGAAGCGTTTATGGCTACTGGTGTAAGGATTGAGCGCACTATGGAAGTACCTTACATAGATTGGGCTGATTCCGGCTATGCAGAGAAGGTGGAGCGTGTTGCTCCGGTGGAATTGGACGAGGAAGCGGAAACGGAAGGACAGGAAGCGGAAGTCACGGACGCGGGCACGGGCACAGAAATAGAGAGCAGCTTGGATCCAAGCACAACTACGAAGCAAGGAGCTACAACAGGCGGACAAGACGAAGGACAAGCCGAGGAAACGACTAAGCAAGCCGATGTGACGGTTGAGCAAGCCGAGGCAGCTGGCGCGCAAGACGTTGAAGCTCAGTCTTCGGAGACTGAATCTTTGGAGACTGAATCTTCGGAATATGAGTGTCCCGTGGATAATCTGACTTCGCTTCGTGAAGAATTAGAAACACTACTCATCACAGGAGCGCTACTCAAATTCCAAAAGACTAACGATCTTAAACAATTACCTAACTACGTCTATGTATTTGATGTTCGTTTGGTGCGGTTTTGACGCATCAAGCGAGATCGTTTTGTAGATAGTTAATCTGATACACTATGATAGGGTTAGCGACAATAGACTACCTAATTAGGTATCTATGCGACAACATTATGCCGAATATGCCCAATTACGGCAACGAAGAAGGGGTACCATTCGGTGCGGAAGATGATAGACCGAAGAAGAGTAGGGAGGCAAAGCTTTGTGACCTTTTTGAGAGATACATTTACAGGACGCACAGTAAGACTTTTCAGCTCAGTACAAGCGGCATTTTGTACGTATTCAACGGAAAATTCTACGAGAGGGTCACAAAAAAGACCTTCTTGCAAGAGTTGATAAAGAAAGCTATGGAGAGCATGAATGTTGGGCTTGTTTATCAGAAGTTGAGCAACAAGTTTATCGCCGGCGAGTGCTTATCTGGTATGGAGAATGATCCGGCGTCGACGTTCAAGCCAAACAGAAGATATATTGTGTTTAACAATGGCGTTTTGGACTTAAAAGATCGTCGGTTGAAGGATTTTAGTATAGAGTATCAAACTGACATTGTGCTTGATTTTGATTATGATCCTGAGTTTTCCATGCAGCTTTGGAACGAGAAAGTTGTTGAGATTATTCCGAGCGATCAGATGCGCTTGGCTTTTCAAATGTTCTGTGGCGCGTTGTTGGTGAATCGTGACGAGATCAAGATTGAGTATATGTGTTTTCTACTTGGTCCGGGTAGTAATGGTAAGAGTGTTATTGCCAAGGCAATTAGCAATGTCTTTGGATCTGAACTGTTTACGAAGTTTAGTCCGAAGCAGCTCTTTAAGAATGGTGATGCGATGTATAACTTAGCCGAGTTGGATGGAAAGTTGGCTAACTTTACGGACGACCTTAAAAACGAGGACTTCTCTGGTGGTGACTTCAAGAGTTTTGTTTCGGGCGAAGAATTTCAAGCCAGACACCCATACGGGACGTGTGTGTTCAAGGTAAAAGCGCCGATGATGCTTTGTTGTGCGAACGAAATGCCGCCGACGACGGATGATTCTTGGGGGCACCACAGACGAATATTGCCGATTTACAGCACAGAGAGAACGTTTGGAGACAAAGATAAGGATCCTATGTTGTCATACAAATTAGGCACGACTGAGGCGCGAAAGGCAATATTCAACTGGATATTGGAAGGTTACAACGAACTCTTAGCCAACGATGGAAACATTAAGTTGGGCGAAGATGTTGTAAAGGCTCAGATGGATCTTCGAGACGACAGCAATTCTGCGCGTCGATGGCTGCGTGACTTTAGTTATATTAAAGTTATTCCGGAAGATTCCCCCGGTCAAAGAGACGCAAGATGGAAGCCTCTTTCAAAGTGGCGTGAAGAATACGAGAAATACTGTATTGAAAATGGCTACAAGGCTGTTGGTGCGAAGTCTTTGGGAAAGCTATTCAAAGAGAAAGGTTTTGCCAAGTCGCACCGCAATACAGGAGACTGGTATTGCATTGGAGAGGGCATTACAGCAGAAGAATTGTACGACGGTGGCGGTCACAATGCACATGATTTACCGTTCTAATAGGAGGCTCACAAGAGCGAAAAATCGCAAGAGCAAATAGAAAAGAAGAAAAGAAAGGAAAGAAAGGAAAAGAAGTATGAAAGGAATGTACACCAACATATATTGGGACGACGTTTTCAGACGTATTCCTGAAATTATGGGGCTTGATTTAGTCTGGCACAACAATACTTGGATTGGCAGGTATTATATAAACCGAGAGCGGCACCCGTATAGGAAAAACAAGCTGACCGTAAAGCTCTATGGCGGGAACATCTACGTTTTTGAGCAGGGTGGTGCGCACATGAGCATCATTGATTGGCTTATTAAATTTGGTGGTGCAACTAACGAGTATGCTGCGATAGGAATACTAAAGCGTGGATGCGGAAATTATTTTGTAATGCCCGGACAGCACGAAGAAACGCCCGTGCGCTACGTTCCTCGTGCGGAATATGAATTGTACTTGCAAAACGAGAAGTCGCGTTGTCCGTTATTCACATGGATGGAGAGCTTTTGGGGAAGGAAGCGTGTTGAGCAAGTTTGGGATAAATACGGAGTTACCAGCGATTACAAAGGAAACGTAGTATTTTGGTACATGGACGTTGAAGGACGAATCTGTTATGACAAGGTTATGAAGTATGGGTTTGATGGTCACAGAGATCATAATTTTGGAGGCAGCAGGCACTATAAAACTTCTGACGGATATACGGCGAGACCATTCTACGGTAACAACTTGCTTCATGATTGGGATGGAGAGAGTGATCTTTTTTTGGTTGAATCAGAAAAGACTGCGCTTATTTGTGCCATAGTATTCCCTGAATACACGTGGATTTCTTGCGGTGGTAAATCTAATTTGAAAAATATCGACGAGCGATTTGTGCTGATTCCGGACATGGACGCTGTACAAGAGTGGACTGAGAATAAGGGAGAAGCTAAGATCTGCGAATGGTGGGCAGGTTATGAAGTAAACGAGAAAGACGACATTGCAGACTTGATTATGCGGCGTGTAAATATTAAGAAACTAAGGGAATCGCTAAAGACGAGCAGAATATAGCCCGAAAAAAAATATTTTTGGATGATATAAAAACTGATTATCTTTGCGAAAAATCTAATTTATGCAAAAATCTAATTTATGGAAAACTTTAGTAAAATTGTAGAAAAGGTAAAAGAGAAATTTACGTGGTTATGGCGTAGCGTTGCATGGTGGTTCATGCTCCATTTCTTAAACAAGAAAATCAAGGAGATCCGAGCGAGAAGGTTCAAGTTTGAGTTCCGTAAGTACACTGTAAGCATTAAAACGGACAATGATTTTTGGTCTATCCGCTTTAGATCCGACTTCATTGCCTCTCCGATGCTGTTTTGCTTAGCGGAAAAGAACGATTTAGACGCTCTGTTTGGGTACGTAGTTGCTCTATATCACACCTCTAACTTTTTGTGTACAGATCAAGGCTTTGTAGATGGATTAGAGCGGGAGATGAACAAGTATGTTAAGCGTATGGAGAAAAGAGCCGAGAAAGCGGCTGCGAACGTTACCGATGAGCAGGAAGCCGGCGATGATGCGTTAATGCGTGAAGCTGTCAAGTACAACAAGAAAGACAAGACGAATCGAGAGAAAGATAGAGACATCATGCGACAAGTTGTTTCGGAACTTAAAAACAAGCAGTAGTAGAGAAGAGAGAGACGTGTATAATAGAAATAAATAGGAAAAAAGCAAAAGCAAGTAACCCAACTACTTAACAAATTAAATCTGATGAGTAAATATAGATTTGGAGAATCAGTTGTTTGGACTGTAACAGGTTCCGTTGTAACTGTTATGGGTTGTTCTCGTGACGGACGTTACAGCATAAAAACGGCTGATGGGCTTAGAATTGCTAACGAGGATGAGTTGATTGACTTATTCCATACGTATAATCACGAAAGGAACGATGCTACAAAGCGAGAGGTGGACTTTTCTATCTCGAACAAAGAATATCTCCAACTTAGAGATAGCATCGCTTCCGAGCTTTATCTGAAACGCAACAAGGCGTTGTTCGATGGTGCGATTGATAAAGATAAGGCTGCGGAAGAATGTTGCGAGTTGGCAGATACCTTGATTCGGCACTTGTACAAACGTAAAATTGTAATACCGATTCACCATGTTTGATTCCAAGGTCGTTAATTTCAAAGAGCTGTCTTGCATCACAAACGAAGATCTGATTGCTGCGCATAACGCTATTGCGGATGAGTACGCGAACAGGTTGTGTAAGATGTATGGATTCGACAGACGGTATTGTTGGTGGGTAAGTAACAATTATGGCGGCATATTTATCGTGAACGATATTGAATATTCGATCGGGTATGAAGATATTGTTATGTTGGTTGATAGAGGCGTTGATTTTGAAACTTTTGAAAGTTGGTTTAGGTACAATGTAGAACACATAAATAAGCACATAAACCTTTCAGCATGGCTTTCCGGATTAAGACCGAGCGTGGAAGAAGTGGATTCAAAGGATGCAGATTGCATTTCTCGCGCTGAAATTATCGACCTCTTTAATAGATGGGTTAAAGAAGGTTCTGTTGGTTCTGCCCCAAAGATGGGGAAGACAAGCAAACAAGTCCAAAGTGAGTTTTGCAAAGGAGACTGTGCGCTTACAAGTATTGACGGGTTGATCGTCTTTGCAAAAGACAAGGAAAAACAAGCCATCATTGCTGACACAATAAATTCTCTTTCGGAAGCGCATCGGATAGGCAGACTTTTGGATATACAAGTGTTTAACGGTGTAAAATCACAATACGATGCAAATAAGCGCGTCAAAGCCGGAGAATTTATCAGATACAATGGCTTTGGTGGAAATGTTGTACTTTATGTAGATTGAAGTTATGAGTAGTGTTTCAATGGATAATTTATTGATAACTCGTCGTGAGGCTTCGTGCATATTGTGGACTTTAGATCATTTCTATAAGTTGGGAGTGCAAGACGCCCAAGAAGAACGAGATGAGATGTTTTGTTTAGAGTTTATAGAAAAGACACTTGTGCCGGGATCGTTTGGACGAGTTAAAGAAAATACTCTATTGAGCGGCTCAGAATGGATCCTTTTTATATTGTATGAATTACGAAGCACCAATGTGATTACGGCGATGCGAAAATTCATGAACAAAATAACTCGCAATAATTTCTACTGGTGCGTGTTGCCAATTATCCAAGATTTCTACAACAAAGGGATTAAGGATTTTTATAAATATCCGAGATACAATGGTATAGAAGTGTTTATGAGCAATCCTTTTGTAAAGTGGAAAAACGGTAAACCTATTCGCCGAGACGAATTGATTGAAGATATGCAATTTTCTTGCTATTCAAGGACAAAGAGCGATCAAGAGAACTTTAATAAGAGTTCTAAAAGCGCAAACAGATATAATATTTTCCAAAAATCCATTTTCTTGGCTTGCAAGGGGAATAAGAAATGGGTTGAAAATCTGTAATTGCTATGGAGATAAAGATAAGCCACGCTCCGATGCGAGAAGATGCACCAAATTTACTATTGCTTCCGGTAGGCGTTTATTACAATAAAGCGTTGAATAATGCTAAACGTGGTGATGTTCTCGTGTTTTGGAACGGAGAAAAGCACAAAATTATACACATAGGTAGAGTTCCGTTGTTATCTTCTATCGCTGGATTCTTGGCAAAGTATATCTATAACACTTCTGTTCAGATCATGATGCAGCATTGGGTTGCCGAAGCGCTGCGAAATGGGTACACTAAAAAAGCTATTGAAGAAGAATATTGCATAATTGTATCGTATGACAAACAAATATACTGCGAGCGAGATTAAGCCACTGGACTTAAAATTTGCAAAAAGAGCATTGCTTCCGCATGATTTTATCGGTCTTACTGGAGCAGATCAACGGTATTCTATCCGCGATGGACAAATAGTCAAGTTCGATTATATCGGGACATGGGATAATTCAGATGGCAAGTATGACAAAGAACTTAGTCTGATTTCGATTGGTCTCTATAACGTCGACATTGATAGGCTGTCTGAAATATGGGAGCAGAGAATAAGCACTAAGAGCACCATTTGGCATGAAGTCAGAATGGTGCGAGTCTAAACCGCAATTAACCGATAATACTTAACTATTCTAATGAAACTTAGACCTTACCAAGAGAACGCTGTAAGTGAGATTCAGACTGCGCTTGCGAAGTATCGCAGGGTGCTTTTCTGCGCGCCCACGGGAGCGGGCAAGTGTTTAGGCAAGAATACTCCCGTTTTAATGTATGACGGGCAAATTAAAATGGTGCAAGACGTTGCTGTTGGAGATTTGTTGATGGGAGACGATAGCAAGCCAAGACGAGTTGAATCTATATGTTCAGGTGAAGAGGAGCTTTTTAGAGTAACACCAAACAAGGGAGATTCGTGGGTTTGTAACAAATCTCACATTCTTTCTTTGAGGTATTCAGATGCAGAACACAGATTTGAAAAAAGAGATATATGTGTTTCTGATTACATGACACTTAGTAATAATCAAAAGCACCTATTAAAACAGTACAGAGCTTGCGCAGATTTTAAGGAAAAGAAGTTAGCAGTTGATCCGTATTTATTGGGGCTTTGGCTTGCTGATGGCTCTAAAACAGATGGAAGCCCGCTTATAACAGTAAACAAGGAAGACAAAGAGTTAATTTCGTATTTGTCGCTTGTTGGATGCACATTTTTAGACGACCAACACGGTAACTGTTGTAGTGCTAAACTTGCTTTTGTACACAATGAGAAAGGAACAAGAAAAAACTCTAATATTTACAGAGATGAGTTTAGAAAGTGTATTTATGGAAGTCACAAAGATATTGGTATTCCGTTAGAGTACAAGGTAAATTCGAGGAAAAACAGGTTGGAATTGCTTGCTGGTATTCTTGATGGAGATGGAAATCCAGACCAACGTAAGTGCGGATTTGAAGTAACTACGGTATATAAACGGCTAAGAGATGATATTTTATTTCTGTGTAGGTCGGTCGGATTAGCAGCATATTATCATACTAAAAATGTAGATTTATCAAATATAAAAGGATGTACGTCTAAAGAAGTTAGGACGTATTTCAGAATTACTATATCCGGTAATCTGTCGGAAATACCATTAAAATTAAAGCGAAAAAAACCGATTACCCGTAAAATAAACAAAGACGTACTTAATGTAGGGTTCAACATCGAGAGTATCGGAGTTGGAGATTATTATGGGTTTGAAATAAGCGGGACAAATAGAAGGTTTCTTTTAGGCGATTTTACTGTTACTCATAACACTGTAATCTTTTCTCACATAGCCTTGCGCAGCCAGAGATTTGACCGCAAGGTGCTTATTCTATCCGACCGCACGGAGATTTTGACGCAGAATGGCGGCGCGATGGAAGCCATTGGACTGAGCGTTGACTACATCAGCCCTAAACACACAAGCATCCCGGAAAACAACGTTGTGTGCTGCATGGCTCAAACATTGCGCCGGCGCGTTGAGAAACCCGAATGGCGAGAATATCTGAAAACCGTTGAGATATGTATCATTGACGAGTGTCATGTTCAAACCTCAGACTTTGTTCACGCTTATCTTTCTCAGAATTGTTTTGTCTTAGGATGCACTGCAACACCGCAACGGCAAGGGCATCAAGAGCAGCTCGGAACGTTTTACGGTGCAATGGTTGTAAGCGTCACCGTAAAAGATCTAATCAAACAAGGTTATCTGTCAGAGTGTCACCACTATTCTGTTGTTGCGCCCAGTCTTGACGGGGTAAACATTGACAGCGGAACGGGAGATTACAACCGCAAGCAGCTCGCAGCTCGGTTTGAAAACAAGCAGGTCTATACTGGGATCATCGACGAATATCTGCGTATCACTCCGGGAAAGAAAGCCATTTGTTTCTGTGTAAGCTCAAAACAAGCCATCGAGATGACGGAAGAGCTGAACAAGCGAGGAATATCGGCAAAGTATGTTCTTTCGGGCAGCTTTGACAGTGACGAAACGTATAGTGGAAAGCGCAGCGAAGTGGTTGACGCTTTTGCAAGAGGCGAGTTTACTGTTCTTGTGAACGTCGGTGTAGCCGTTGCCGGTTTCGACCAAAAAGATGTAGAAGTAGTAATACTAAATTACAGTACAGTAAGTTTAAGTAAGTATCTCCAATCTATTGGTCGTGGAAGTCGCGTGACGGATAAGAAACACGAGTTTTGGGTGTTGGACGCAGGCAGGAATCACGCTCGATTTGGTATGTACGACAAAGATCGGGAATGGTCACTTTGGCATGATGTTCATTCAAGTACGGGCATGACGCAGACAAAGATCTGCGACCCGAAAGAAAAGGGCGAGAACGGATATTACGGATGCGGCGCGATGATACCTTCTACTTGTAAAGTCTGTCCGTGCTGCGGCAAAGTATTCCCAACAGAAAAGTTCCTATATGAGTGCCATTTGGAAGAAGTTAAGGAAGAAGCAAAAGAGAATACGCTTGAAAAGTTTGTTGCTGAGAAACGTCTTGAAGGGTGGAAGATGTCGCGTATCTTAGTGCAGGTGTGCTTATCGAACGCCGGTGTAGAACACAAGGCATTCAGCGAAGCGTATAGGATCCTTGCTCCAGACAAAACGGATCGCGAAGTTAATGCTTATTGGTACCAGTTCAAAAAAACGACTTGGGATAAAATTAAGCATAAACAAGCGAAGAATGATACTATTGTAAAGCCGGGCAATGTTTCTTTGTTAGGAGCATAAAAAAATACGGACAACTTTCACAAGCAGTCCGCATTTTATAACTTAAAATCAAAATCTATATTTTTTGGGTTGTGGAAAAACCCCGATGCAAAGATAGATATAATTTGCTTTATAGCAAACTTTGCTTAAATTTTTAACGATAATTCGATATTATTATTATATTTGCGCATGATAATTGAAACTCCTAAACCGGAAATCAAACACAGGACGCATGGAAGCCCAGAAGCACAAATCCAAATGTCGACTGTTCTTTGGCTTTGGAATGCACACCCAGAAACGCGGCATTTGTACTTTGCGGTTCAGAATGAGTTAAGCACTTCAAACAGGTTATCCAAGATGGATCAACTTAGAGAGGGTGCAAGGCGCAGAACTATGGGAGTTGTATCGGGTGTTTCCGATACTATCTTGCTTATGCCAAGAAGCGGCTATCACGCTGCTTGCATTGAGTTCAAGACAAGCGTTGGTAGACAGTCGGATGCTCAGAAAGAATGGCAGAGATTAGTTACTGAACAAGGCTATCTGTATGTTGTCATCCGTAGTTTGAAAGAGTTTCAAGATTTCATTGGTAAGTATCTAAGCAACGAATATTATGGCAGGGAAGTTAATACCAATGAACATACCGGGCAAGAAATTTGACTTAGATTCAGACGAAATTAAGTGTCTTGTATGGTATGTACTAAGTGGATGTGATAGGGCAGAGGCGTATAAAGCATTTGTACACCCGGAAATGATGCCAAATGTCTTATCTCATTACAGTGAGCAGTTCTTTTCGATGGCTCAGACGAGGGATTTTATTACTCAGTATAAAGAGTATATAAAAATGTTTCTCAGTCAGAAACAGAACAAGGCTGCTACTGATCCGGAGCCGAATTTGGAAGAAAAAATCAAGCGGTCGGCAAGCAAGCTTAAAAACAAGGTTGCAGACGTCATAGACGATGTTGAAACGCTTGAACAAGTCGATACAGCTGTCAAACTTGCCGATAAGATCGGAATTTTGGACGAAACAGAAGAAACATTCGTTGCTCCTCAAAGATATCTACCAGAAACGTGTTCGAGGTGCAGATATAAGTCTTTTGTTGAAGAAAACATAGCAAAAGGAAACATCATTGACAATGACAATTAAACAACAATAAAAATGGAAATTACAGGAAGAGTAGTACAGATCTTGCCAATAGAGCAAGGTGTAAGTAAAACAACTGGTAACCAGTGGCAGAAGGCTACTGTAATCGTGGAATACAAAGAGGGAATGTTCTCTCACAACATTGCTTTATTTAGTATGAAAAAAGCAAGTGAGTTGATGCAAGTAAGGGTTGGTGTTGAATATACGTTTAACGTCACCCCTGAAAGTAGAGAGAGCAACGGGCGTTGGTTTACGAGCATAAGCACTTGGTCTTGGAAAGAGGCAGATATTCCTACACCACAATACAGTGCTCCGCAGCCTGTATATCAAGCACCTGCGCAGCCTCAATATGCAGATGCGCAACAACCGTATATGCAACCGCAAGCGCAGTATACGCAACAACAGCCGCAAAATATGCAACCACAGCATCAGAATGTTGCGCAGTCACGTTTTGTTTCGCAGCAACCGTCAGATGAATTGCCATTTTAAGTTTTTTTATCTATATAGTGTAGTATTTTCTTTATTCAGATGAGTAGATTTGAAACGCCGGAGTAGTGATACCCCGGCGTTTTTTTACTTGTTCGCAGCAATATTAGCTCTGTTCAAGTTATTATCTTGCCTTGTTGTAGGCTTATATGGGTTGTCAGAATTTGATGATTCAGAAGATTTCGATCCTGTTGAATTGCCGGACGATCCGACAACAACATCTTCTGCAACGTCCGTCAGTCCGAAGTCTTTTTGCGCTTGCGCCTTTGCTTTGAGCGGTATATACGTATTCCTGAACAAGTCAAGCTCTTTTTCTTGGTTTACGATTTTAGCGTCATTAACGTACTGCAAGTCGATCATGTTGCGACCGTTTTCTTGCGAAAGGATTCCTGCATAAACGAGCTTGCAAGTGTTTTCGATTTCCTCAGAAGTGTTGTTTGGAATCCAAAAGTCCGGTGCGATTGATATGCGCAGTTTTGAGAACTTAGACGGTTCGCCTTCCACTTGCCCGACAAGCTCCTTAAATACGTTCATCATGTGTTTTAGAGGCTTAAAGAAATAAACCCACATAATCTGACAGTATTGTAGCTCTGGGGTAAACAAGATCTTAATTGTCGTAGAACTATCCGCACCAGACTTCAAGATCTCTGGCTCAATATAGACGCTCATCATTGCGTTCTTAATCTCATTCCACTTGGTTTTTAGATTCAAGTCTGCGATGTTACTTGCGTCTGCCGGCTTGATATACTCCGCCGTGGATGCTTTCAGATTTTCAGCAGAGCCTTTCACGCCGTAAGTCTTGCGACCGTACTTGCTTCTTGGCGGGAGCGAAACAATCTTCTCTGCCTTAATCAAGAAGTCCGGGAACGCATCTTCCTTGTATTCCTCGGCAACAAGCGATTCGGCTTTTTCGTATGCTTCGATGTTGAGTTGCGAATCGCCGCTGCGCAGATCCGGCAAGCGGAAATATGTACAAGGGTTCACATGATCCGGCGTAGATGTAGCTGCGTCTGCTACACAAACAAAGCCATCTTCGGATTTTGTGCCTACTGCCGACAATCCGCTTGTTTGATTAAACCAACCTTTAACGGCATCCCACCATTTTTGGTCTCCGTCAACGTATGCAACCCACGTCTGTACTCGCGAGCAAGTGAACACGTCTATGGCAATCTTGCCCTTAACTGTATATCTGCGTTTGTAAACAGGATCATTGTTTTTATCTACTGACTTAAAAATCAAGTCTCCGTTCAAGTACGAAAACACCTTATATTCGATGTCTTGGTTGTTATTTGTCTTGTACTGGTAAATAAGCGCTTCACAGGTATAAGCTAATGATGTACAAATCTCTGTAAACGCGGTAGTGTTGATTCCGACTGAATCTTTCCACGAGCAAAGTTTCTCAAATGCTTCGCTTTCGTTTTTTGTCTCGTTAGACACGGCAAATCCTTTGCCACTCATGTGCGAGATAAACGTGTTTGCTCCGCGTTTTTGAATACCTGCCGTGGTAACTTCCACATCATCGTAGTGGTCTATTATCCAACGTTTCTTACTTGGATCGTTGGGGTCTGGTTGTTGTTCCCACACCGGACAAGATGATTGCATCTCGCTCATTTGCTTGTGCGCCGATTGCTGAATTTCTCGGACAAAATCTTCCTCTGTAAGGTAGATTTCTCCGGGTTCTGCTTGCCCTGTCGGGTACTCATAGAAATTCGCAATGCGTGAAACTCTTGGCTCACGTTCTCTGTACCCGTCGTGGACTTTTCGCACCCAATACGGCTTTTTTAAGTCTTCTGTAATGTTCATAGTTTGAGTTATTAGTTATCGAAAAATGTTGTATCATAATTATTTGAATAGAAGTCGTCGTAAGCATCATCTTTTACCTCCGGAGCTGCTTGTTTTCTTGGTCTTGCATCGAGATCGAACACTGCGCGCAATCCGATTGTTGTCATTATATCTGGCGAGAAGTGAAACTTATCCTTAAACTCGTCCGTACTTCGATAGTAGGTTTTTTTATTCTTAGTCGTTTTGTTAAACAGTGCAATCTCGTCAAACAACACATCTACGAATCTGCGGGTTTCTCCTTTTCGACCGTACATAAACTTTGCATCTTGTGGTATTGAACATGACATTATACCGCCTTTCATCAACACTTCCGTTTTTCCGAGTAGCTGCGAACGCAAATTGAAAAACTCGTCGAGCGTTACCGGATTCCCGTATTGGTCGTATTCTTGCATAACGCGCTTGTTCCATGTAATAGGCACGCCGTCAGTAAGTCCTTGCATCCAGTAGCCGTGTCCGGTCGCATCGTATGCGAAGTTACTGACTGGAACATCGTATTTTTCAAGCGTGCGCTTAATCCACCCAGACATTTCTGTTGGCTCTCCGCTGAAAAATTCAATCGCTATCATTTGGTGCCCCTTCCAAATAAGCATAGGTGACTTATCATTCTCAGCCTTGCCGGAAGAAACGTCCATTGTAGCGTACCTTGTTTCATCATCATCTATTGGGTTCTCCCATAGATTTAGAATCATTCTACGCGACAAAGAGTTTTCTTCTTTTTCGATCGGTCCGAAATAAGCCTCTCCAACAACGGCACGTTGCGTAGCACCTACTGCGTGCAGGTTTGCAACTGATTGCCCTCCGGTTGCATGAACAAGTTCTCGGTTATCAGACGCGGTACCTGTAAACACAGCAAAAGATTTTACATAGTCGTATCGAGTGATACCTGCTTCGAGATCTTCCGGCTTATCATGCAAATCTGCTACTTGTACAACTTCCGCGCGTGAGTCTCCCCAAATAATACCATGTGGGTCGTCTCCTTTGACATAGAAGTATCTCGTTTTCCCGATCATTTCTGGTTTCAAATGCCATGTGCTTGTATCTACATACCCTGCGTCTATTAGCATATCATTCGTCCAATGCCCGTAGAGGGGGTTGAAAGACAAAATCATTTGCGGCGTCATTCCAGAGTTATCACGGTTACGCATAAACCAAAATGTAAACATCTTAAACTCTTCCATTTCCGTTGCCTCGTCGACCATAATTAGCGACGACTGTTGCTTCTTAGCGTAGTCTTGAAACAGTTTCCATTCGGCAGGGTTTCGGACGTTGAAGTTAGAGTGAATGAGCTGTAAATTGCTATTCCATTGCGGATAAGCGAACGTAGGAACGCCAGACGATGAGTAATCACAGTTAGAAAAATTTCCAAGCACTGTGACGCCATCACGGAAGATTGAAGATCCTTTCTGTGAATCGACTGCTCTGACGGAGATAATACGAGAAGTAAAACCAAACTTATCAATTCCCCCAAGCGCTTTAAGGTACATAGAAAAAGTCTTACCGGATGTACCTGGTCCGCACATGAATATCAAGTTGTTTTCGCACGAGCACACGGCTTCTTGCATCCCCGGTTGTGGAATGAAATCTATTCCTTTTCGGAGCGTAAATCCACCTACTTTAGTCCATCCTTCGTCTTTTGCTGTGGGTAGCTTTCTTTCTACCTTGGGGTAGGGTTTAGGGAAAATTAAGTCCTTATTTGTAAGAATTAGGGACATTTATCTCATGATTATTAGATTTTTTAATGATTGTGAGGCGATTTTAGCCTTATTTTGAGGCAAAATTAAAATTTTTTTTTGGAGTTAATATAAATATGATTTATTTTTGTGGCAACAAGCAGAACAACGAGCGTGGTAACAAAGCGAGTATATTGCTCTGAATGTGAAAAACACGGTCATAAACCTAAACTACTATGTATCACCGAAAAAGTTGAAGGCAGCTTTAAGGTTTGGTGTAAATCATGTTCCAGAGAAATAAGGGTTATCGTTCACGATGGAAACGTTGTGACAGAACCCGTTTATGGTAACAAATAATGTATTCTTCTTCTAAAATTTACTATCGTTATAGAGTTGTTGTAAAATTCACTTGAGTTAAACTGATTGGCTTATCTTGGATCTAATATTATGGAAAACACACTTTTTATTAAAGGGTAAGCAAAGAAGCAAAGGTTGAATAACGGCGTCTGTAAAATTTAGAAGTAGGATCAAGTAGAAAAGCGCACTTCTTTTCTATCATATATT